ATCCGGTAGGATCGTGGTTCACACCGCGACTCAAGATCCAGTGAACGCTGCACCCACGTCATTGGGTGATGGCTCAAGTGGGGTTTCTATGCAGCAAGAGCAACCCACTGTAGAGCCGGCCGGTGTTCGGAATCCGGCAACCGACTTGCGTATTGGAGAACGCAATGTCGTCCCTATGCCTTACGAGGACGAGCCTTGGACCGAGTGGATTTTCAGTTTCACTGTGCTCGTCTTTTATGGTCGAATGTTTACTGACCTTCGTTTGGCTTGGGCCCATCTGTGGGTCGTGGCTGGTTCTTCACTCCAGCCGCTTTCATCACGGTGGGATTTCGGTGAAAATCCAACAAGGTACATGGGTGAAGACATGGACAAGGAAATCTACATCGCCCCGAGTGGATGGGCGCTGAAGGCACGGTGGTGGTTGCGTTTCATTAATCCCCTCAACGTTATTTCTTACACGCTGAGGTTTCCATTGGATTTTGCACGCAGCTTCCTTCTGAGCCGTGGCGCCTTGATACGGAGGGCACTGTGGGTGGCTGGGCTAGGGGCCGTAGTCCAATACGTCTCAAATCTGGGGCGCGCTGGATTGCTCAAGGTTCCGCTTGCGTTGATTGGAGACGCATTGTGGCACTCATGGGCGTGGACCCTTTATCCTGCGGTGATCCTACTGTGGCTTGGGTTTTACACAAAATGGTTGCGCGATGATATGCTCCTTCGCATCCGCGTACAAACAGCTGAGTTCAACGCCTCTGCGACGCGTCCTATTTCACACTTAGGTGTGAAACCGCGTACTGAGATGCAGCTTATTCAGTGCAATGTGGATGTTAAGAAGGAAGGATCCGTGCGTGTCACGAGTTTTGTGTACAGCCCTGCTTTGGTGAGTGACCTGTTTGTCCATGTGGGCGTTTCTGCGGAGGTAAATGTGAAAACCTGCCTGAGTGTCCTCTACAGCTGTTATGCCGCTGCCGTTCCTTCTAATGCTGGTGGCCTGACGTTGCTTGACATATTCTCGGGGTCAGTAAGGATGTTTTACCTACACAGGTTGTTAGGATCGATTTGTTTCGACGACAACTGCCCATGCCATGTGGCCGGGTGCCACCCGCACGTGCACGTTGGGGATGTTGAGGGTCTACGTAAGTGGATCCTCACTCCCCTGGTGCCGCCGGGTTTTTAGACACCGGGCTGGGGGGTCCCTGTCCCCCCCCCGCCGTAGCTGGAACAGTGTTGAGAGGTTACACTGTGGCGGATCTAACCAGCGAACTCGGGCCCGTACGTAGTATGGACCCGAATGCCGCTCTTACGCAGACTAGCGACGCAAACCCAGGAGGAGAGGGGGTTGCGACCTGCGCATTGGCGACTCATGTGGCACCGCTGATACCCTCTTGTAAGGATCCCGAGACGGAAGCTGCGGGCTGGCAGCATAGGGTTGGATGTGAGAAGTTACCTACAGATAAGAAGCTTGTCAAGGAGATGCGCTCTTTTGCGCATTGCCTGGCTCGTCATCTATTCAGTGGGAGACCTCTGGACATCCTTTCCTTTGAAGCCTGGCTTGCGACTCGAGACAACTACAACCTCAAAAGGAAAGCCCAGCTGTTAAAGGCTTGGCAGACCCATTGTGGGGATTGGCGGAGGTGCGCGGCAGACCCTAGGAATGCCGTAAACAAGGTCCACGTGAAAAGGGAGGGATATCTTTCCTACAAGCACGCACGCATTATCTCGTCTAGGTCTGATGAATTCAAATCCCTGACCGGTCCCTTCTTCCACATGGTTGAAGAGATGGTGTTCCACGATTGGCATTTTATCAAGTTCGTGCCCAATGAAGATCGCCCCAGATTTTTGGAGGAGCTCTTCAGAGGGTGCGACGTTGGATCAAATGATTTCTCATCTTTTGAGAGCTTGATCTACGGTGCTGTGATGGATGCCTGTGAGTGTGAACTCTATCGCTGGTTAGGACGCGATACAGATCCAGGTTTCATTGAGTATGTGTGCGGTACCCTACTCGACAAGCAAAGCCAACGCTCGCGAAATGGCTTTCGCGCCTCTCTCTATGGCCGCCAGTCCGGTGATATGTGCACGTCAGTTGGCAATGGTTGGACTAACCTTGTCATCATGTCGTTCTGTGCATTTAAAATGGGCTGGGTGGAATGGGGACGTCCAATTCATGGCGTATTTGAGGGTGATGATTCCGCCTTCAAATTGGGGGGCGAGCCAGAGCGGGTTAATGACCTGCTTGCACGCTTGGGCATGCGTGCCAAGGTCGTCTTGGGAACAACTATTGGGAAAGCCGATTTTCTCTCTACGTGCTGGGGGCCAGATTTGGTCCCAGTTCGCGATTTCCGAAAACCTTACGTGTTCACGCCATGGATTCAGGTGGTTGAGCATCGGCGAGACTTGCTGCCGGGCTTTCTACGTGCAAAAGGGCTATCACTTGCGCACGAGATGGCGGAGTGCCCGGTTTTGCAGGCCATGTCGAAGTTCATACTAAGAATTACTGCTGGTGAGCACGCGCGATATTTGAGGCCGGACGCATGGTGGGATCGTGTGATTATGGGTCAATCATACGGCACCAGCGACGTTAACCCCTCACTTCTGGCAAGATTGCAGGCTCCAATCTCTTGGGAGCGCAGGGTCTTCTATGCCAGGCAGTTTGGCGT